TATAACCTTTTCGTCACGCAGCTGGCGCACTCTGCGTTCTGAAATATCCAGCCAAGCGGCAACCGCCTTTGAAGTGTACGCTTTCAAAAAACCGCACCCCCTTTCTTTTGTGTCCGAATTGGTCACATTTTTTCTTTTTTAGCCCCTACCCCTTTATTTTTTACCGGGTCGGAAGCGGAAATGGAATTTTCAAAATTATATCTGGGCAGGTTTTGGGCGTCGGCGTACCCGCAGTGCTTCCAGACCGCCGGAAGAACCTATCAAACGTCGTCCACAACGTCTGTGATTTCGTCGTTTTCTGTGCTTCCGTCCGGGTCAATGTCAAATTCACCCGTTAGCTTCTGTTTGTTTAACTCTAATTGCTTTTCTGCAAGCTGCAAGCGTCTGTCCTCTAACTCATACGCCTTTATACTGTCCAGTTGCTTGATGATACGCCCATGTAGCTTGTTTAGTTCAGCTTCCACTTTCATTGCTCTTTCAAATGGGCTGGACTTAATAACAGACTTCATGGCTGTTTTATATGTTTCGCTCTTGCTGCCCTCTGGGTCTGCGCACTGCTGGTGTTCCATGCCGCAGTCCTCTTCCTGCTGTCTTTCTTCCATGCTCTTTGGTACAATCATGTGTACTATTTTATCTGTGTAAAAGCCGCCTGCTTCCGGGCTTTCATACTCTTTCAATAGGCTTTCCAGATAGGCTTTGCGCAGGTACAATGCCTGCAATTCCTCCATCATTTGAGATAGTGCGGACGGTGTGCCCATGTTCTGTATTGCTGCCGCCTGCGCTGGGTCTATGTCTTCATAGCCTGCCTGTGCAAAGGCTCCGTGTGTGACGGCATTTTTGTTCCCCTTTTTTGCCGGGGTTTTTCCCGCAGCATTTTTATTGCCTTTTTGTCCACCCCTTTTTTTAGGCTTCTTTTTCAAGGCTTCGTCCCAGCCGTCTTCTGACTTCCATTTTCTTATCCTTACTTCTGGCACCCCTGCCAGCTTTGCCAGTTCTGCTGTTTCAATCTTGCCGTTTGTGTCCAGATAACGTTGCATTGACTTGTCCCGCTCCGGGTTTCGTGGTCTTCCCATCTTCTCACCTCTTTTCGTTCGTTTTCATTCTTTCCAACTCTTCCGGTTTACGGAAGTATAAAAAATTATGGGCTTTGTAATTTCAAAAAATCACCAAAGCCCACTATTGCCAACGTGCAAATATAACGGCGTAAAGCCTGCTTTGCTGATATAAATTATACCAGTGAAACGCAGGCAATGGCGGGCAATGATTGCTTATGCAATCTTCTTGAATTGTGAAATTATCTGGTTCTTTTCAAACCTCTGTGACAGCGTAGCAAGTGCATTATCTCTAATGTTCTTGCACTGCCGTTCACTGTATGAATTGCGTACCGCTACTTGTTCCCATTTGAGGTTGTGAATGTAAAAATCGAAAATAATACGCTTTTCTTTCAGTTTCAGTCTTGAAATCTCCTGCAAAAGCTGTGCTTTCAAACTCTGTAACTGCTGCACCTTTGCTTCATAGTCTTTGATTTCTCCACTGACAAAATCTGGAATGTTCAGCGCCATATTTTCTGTTTGTCGTGATATATTATTTTTTCCTTTTGGTAGACCGTCGCACTGTATAGCGCCAATGGGGTTGTAGTATTGGTCCGTCAAGTCATTTATAATCTTTCTGTATATGCTCACCTCCCCGTCTATGTCTTTGTAATATTCCAGCAATTCAATTACCTTGCTTCTTTCCATTGCCTGCGCCATTTGCTGTTCCTCCATTTCATTTATTGCCAGTCTTTCCCGGCTGTCAGCCTTGCACGTCAACTTTCTGTTTGCCTGCTGCCTGCTGCCGCTCTTTGTAACCCATGCACTTCATGTATCTTTCCGGCTTTCCGCAGCTTTCGTAATATTCGCAAGACTTGCATACGTTTTCTTGCGTCATTTCCTTTTCCTCCGTGATATGTACCCTGCGCACTCTGGCTGCCCTCTTAATAGCTGCATAGAACACGCCCCGCCGCACTCATAAGCCTTTGTGATATGCTTTGCACATTTTGTATTTGCACACTGATTGCGGCAAAATACGGGCATATTGTCTGTATTAAGCATTATTATTGGTCTTTCCATCTGCTGCACCTCCGTTTCTTCTCACGAACTGGAAGCACCACGCTTCATCACGCATGGTTTTTATTGTTCCGTCTTCGTCAATGTATACTGCGTCAATAAACTTCGGCTTTGGTGGTTTCCCCTCTTCTAACGGTCCTGCAAAATCAATCATAATTTGCAATACGTTGTATACTCTTTCGTTGATAATCATTCTATAATCTGTCATGTTTATTGGCATTTTCTGCACCTCCTATGCTGTTTCATGTAAAATTATCTTTCTGAACATACTTTCAAATATTGGAACCGCAATGCTGTTCCCAGCCTGCTTGTATAATGCCATTCTGTATCTTCCAGAACGCTTCTGGACTGCTTTTGCCCTTTCATAGTCCTCGTCTGTATATCCTTGTAGGCGCCAGCACTCCCGTTCCGTCAAATACCTATAACGCCCATTTCCGCAGTCAATCACCTGCGCTGGTGTTCTGTCCTGTCTGGTCGTGATTGTGTATGCAAAATCTTTTATTACTGTTGCACGTTTTATTCCGGTGCAGCCAATCACATTGTATACGCTCGGTTGCGTCACGTCGTATACTTCCGGCACCTCGTTGTTGTTCAGAAGAAATTCTGATATATCTTTCATTGGCGTTCTGATTAAGTCTGAAAAATCAAACTTTTCACCATTTAACACAGATACCGTGAAAACTCTTTCCCGTGCCTGCGGCAACCCAAAGTCCCTTGCGTCTAATATCTCATAGCTGTTTGAATATCCCAGCTTTTCCATTTCTGACTGATACCGCTTAAAGTTTGCAACCATGTGTTTTGATAACACATTCTTGACATTCTCCCAGATAACGTATTTCGGTTTCCATTCGCCCATATTTTGAATAATGTGTATTGTTTCCCACATTAAACTTGAACGTGTTTCGCTTCCCTCTTCTGCGCCTTTCTGCTGCCCGGCTATGGAAAAATCTTGACACGGGCTGCCGTGTATCAGAATATCTGGTTTGAGGTTCCAGCCCACCACTGATTGTGTTTTATACTCTAATTCTTCCGCAAACATTGCATTGTATGACCTTACGGCGTTTTCGTCTATTTCCACATAGTCAATGGCTTTTGTTGGAATGTTCAAATTTCGCAAAGCACATCTGGGGGAACCAATTCCCCCAAATAGTTCTAAAATCTGTACCACGTCTACACCTCCCGCAACGCTATTACACAATAACCGTCTTCAAGTGCGCTGCTGGTCGTGTCGTCGTCCATGCAGATAATTTTCATGTCAGCCGTGTTCCCAGTTGCTCTGCCCTCTGCAAACTCAATCAGCTTCACTGTGTCGCACTCTCTGTAATCGTCATTTTTCAAAATCATGTATGGTCTTGTATGGTCGATTGCAACGGCTTTCATTTTGTCCGGTGATACTCTGATTGTTTTTTCTTTTCTTTCATCAGACGGCAAGTGCTGCATTTTCTCTTCCTGCTGCATTTCACGCAGTTTCTTTTGTGTTTCCCGGTCAATAGCTGCCTGCTCTTCGTTGTATCTCTCTTCGTCCGTCTTCTGCGCTTCTCTGCGGTTCTCATAGGCGTTGCAGCTGGTCACGGTTGCTGTCTTGTCGTGGCAATCCTCATAATGTGTGCAGCTGTAACAAAGTGATGTTATCTGTTCTGGTTGCGGGTCAATGTATTCTGACTGCTGCCCGGCTGCGTCTTCTGTGCCCTCTGTGGCTTCTCCTGCTCCCTCTGTGGCTGTTTCTTCCTGCTGCTGGTCTGTTTCATTGCCTGCGGTGCTTTCTCCCGCTCCTGCGGCTTCCTGCTTCTCTTCCATCTGGCTAATGTCCATCTGTCCCGGTATCTGCTGCGACGCTTCCCAGTTCTTCTTTAACTGCTTAATGTCTGATAACGTCAGCACTTCATTTTCCCGGAATACCTCTGCCGCCTGCTTCTGGTAATCTTCCGGCAGCCCGGACGCTTCATAAATGACAGATACAACAATTCTGTTTGCCTTAAATTCTGCCATCAGTTCTGGAATGATGTTGTTATAGATTGCTTTATATCTTCCAACCTGTGCCGGGGACGTTTCTATAATTTCTGCCAGCAAATCACGGGTTCTGCCCGGAATGTTCATGCTTTCTTTTAATTCCAGCACCAGTTTTTCTGTTTCCAGTGCTTCTGTCATACGCTCCCAGTCTGTCTTTTCACGGAAACGGTTTGCCATAATCAGTGCCAGTCTGTCCAGTATAGCGTTTTTCTTTGGCTTGATTAAGATTGGAACCCGTCTGAAACGCTCTTTTCCCTCGTCCACAAGCTGCATAACCGCCAGCCGTCTTCTGTGTCCTGCAATGATACGGCGCTTGCCGTCTTCCTCTTCATCAGTCACCAGAAGCGGTTGCAGTACTCCCAGAAGTTCAATGGACTGTTTCAAGTCCTGCACGTCCTCCACGCTGTAAAAGTTGCCCTTTGATGGTATAAGGTCGTAAATATCAGCTGTGCTGCTCACGCCCTCTTCGGACGTGACAACCTCTGCGCCTGCTGCCGCCTGCTGCTGTTCTGTTTTCTGCTGCTCCCCAGCTTCCTTTGACCGCTGGTTTAATAACTCTGTCAAGTTGAATTTCTTTGCTGCTCCTGCCATTGTCTTTTCCCTCCTAACGTGTCCGAATTGGTCACATTCTCAACCATTCTTCCACTAACGCTTTATAGTCGGCACTTGCACCGCAGCGTGGGGAATATAAAATGATTGGTAATCTTTCAAATGTGCTGGGCTTCATTTTTGGTGTCTTTCTGATATGTGTTTCAAACACCGGATATTCAAGCGTCTTCAAGAACTCTTCACCCTGCGTGTCTGCTTCATTTGTTCTGTCGTACTGTGTTACAAAACAACCACAGAAGCGCAACTGTGGGTTCAAATCCTCACGGGTGTTGTCAATCTGTTCTTTCAGTTCTGCCAGACCGTCTATTGCAAAATCATCAATGGTTATAGGCACCATGACGTCTTGTGAAGCTACCAGCGCATTTATGGTTGAAATGTTAATGTCTGGGGCGTTGTCAATAATGCAGTAGTCATATTCATTCTGTAAGCCGTCCAGAAACTTTTTGAAGCGTGTCTGTTGCGGTCTTGACTGGTCCAGCATGACTTCAAGGTTGGCTGTAAGCAAATTCATGTTCGCTGTGATAATGTCTAAGCCCTCAAAGTCCGTGTGCTGGATAACCTCTGCCGGGTCAATGCCCCGCTGTGTCATTACCTCTGCTGTGCCCTTATGGTCATAGCTGTGGCGGTTCATAATCTTGCTTGCGTTGCCCTGCTTGTCATTGTCAATCAGCAGGACTTTGAAGCCTTTTACTGCTGCCAGAATATGTGCCATGTTTACGCTGGAAATGGTCTTTGCCACTCCCCCTTTGAGATTGATAATTGATAATGTTTTCATGTGGTATTCCTCCTTGTATCTGGTATGAATTTATAGTTGCTTCCCAGTAATGCGGCAGGCTGGATTTGAACCAGCGGCACCATAGACACGGACTGACAACGGCTGCTGCCGTTCTATTTCACCGTGCCCGTCCCTCTACCAGCTGGGGTACTGCCGCCCGTTTCCGGGCGCTTGTCCCGGTCTTTTACGCTTCTACTGTTTCACTTCCTGCGAAAAATACTTCTCTGCTTCCCCAGTCGTGAACTTTCACCCGCTTTTCTTCTCTGCGGCTTTCGTTGTATCTTCCGGCGTGGTGTATTGCTGCGTATGTGACAGTTTTTGCAGTTCTTTTTGTGATTTCAAATACAACTGCGCTTTCTCCGTATCTCTTGCCAACTTCAAATGTTCTCATGTTTTATACCTCCGTTTGCTTTACTTCTTTAACTGTCTTTATTATATACTTACGGAAGTATAAAGTCTATTGACATTCTGCACAATCTTACGGAAGTATAATTGTATATTTTGTATACTTCCGTAAGTATTTGTTATTATCTGCCACGGCGTTTCAGTTCGTCTGCAAATTCTCTGACCGGAACTTTCACTGTCAATGGTTCATACTTCCCGCAGCCGTCCAGTTCATACAAGAACTGTGTTTCACCTTTTTTCAGATAGTGAAGCGTCGCAATGTCTGTAACCTTATGCAGTGCAACTGCTGCCGTTGTAATCACCGTGCAACCCTGCGGCAGATAAAGCGCTTCTTTTGCTTCTCCGTCCTTTGATACCTTGATTGCTACCGTGTCCCCAATCTCTAACGGACACACCGCCTTGAAAAATTCTGCTTTCATTCCTCTTTGTCCTCCTGTTCGTGCTTCTCTCTGTTCTGTCTTCTTACCTCCCAGCCAACTTCTCTGACTACTACAAAGACCAGATATAAAATACCCAGCCCCACGCAGACCGCAAAGAATGTTACCAGTGCTTTTACAACCTCAATCAGAAATGCAATCATTGTTCTTTCCCTCCCTCATTTTCTGTTTTGCCCAGCCAATAGCCCGGCTGCTTGCGTTTATCTGGTGCAGCTGGCGTACTCTGATATTATTTGTCTTTTCTTCTTCCTCTGCCTGCTGCCGTTCCAGCTGTCGGCGGTATAGCAATTCTTTTCCGCTGTAATACTTCCGCTTCTTTTTCGCCATCTTTATTCCTCCATCAAAAGAACTTTCTATGGTATCTGCTGCCCTTGCTTGCCTGTTTGCGTCGCTGTCGCTGTTTTCTTCTCTTCCGGTACTGGGCGTCTTCTGCTGTCGCCACCTGCCTTTTGACCGCTTCGTGGTCTATGTTGTCTACCTCTTCTTGCAAGACTTCCAGCACTTCAACTTCACTGTCCTTGAAAGTGAATGTCATACCGGGGTCATACTCTCCGCTTGTCCAGTCTTTCTGGAACTTCTCAAAATTATCTCTGTATCTATACGGCGCCTGCGGGTGGTACTGTTCGGCTTCATATATTCCCAGCATAACTTCTTTGTCGTCCTTGTCGTCCCAGTTGTAAAGGTGCCAGCTTTCGTGGTTGTCCCAGTTCCACTTCGACAAATACAACACTATTCCGTCAAAGTAGTTACCCTCACGCACCATGCCTTTCATTTGCTTGCAGGTGAAGCCCTGCCCCTTTAATTCCTCTTTGATTTTCTCATAGTCCCTGCCGCCAGTATGTAACTTTGCTTTTACGATTAACGGCAAATACTGTGGCTGTTTATCTTCTTTTCTTGCCATTGCTTGTCCTTTCCAGTCTGTCTGCAATCCTCAATATGCTTTCCATTGACTTTCTAATGTTTGTGTCTGTGCCCTCTGTGATTTTCAGCACGTCTGCTATGTCCCGCAGTTCTTGTGCCATTTCTTCTGTTTCCCCGGTCACAATGTCATATTTATTGCGGCAGGCGGTGCAGACCTGCGAACCCTCCGGGATAACTTCACCGCATATCAAGCAGCGGTCAACGTCGTTCATTCTTCCCAGCTTTCGTATTTCTTCACACGCCTTGTCAAGTTCTGCACCTGCTCAACAAGGTTTGCAACCTCATGTGGTGACAATCCAGTTTGTTCATAGTCATACAGCTTCTTTGCGGCTTGATTGACTGTGACGTGCGGTTTCAATACTGCTTTCTGTCCGTTCTGGCTGTATTCTGTCAGCGTCGTTCTTTTTTGTCGCTTCCGTGGCTCCTGCTGCTTAAATGCTCCGGCACGCTTCATGGTGCTGTAATATGGCACCGTCTTTTTCAATGTGTGGTCCATGTAGCCCATTACAATTCCACCTTTCTTCCCGTCTGTTCCATAACTCCCAGATAACCTGCTATTGTGTCCATTGCTTCTTCCGCTGACCAGCAAACCGCCGTTTCATATCCCTGCTGCCGTAGCTGTTCCAGCCACCAGTCCTGCTTCTCTGTGGTCTTGTTATTCTGCCACTTCATTTCCACATACAGCCCGTGTTTGCCGTTTCTGGCTACTGGCAAGCATAAGTCCGGCACCCCAGCTTTCACGCCCTGCCTTTTAAGGTTTGCCGCTTCCAGCTGGTTTCTGCTGCCGCCGTTTGGTATATGGTGCAGCAAGTCCAGTTCCGGGAAGTCCTTTGCGTAAAACCTCGCCCAGTTTATAACTCTTTCCTGCTCTGTGGCTTCACTGCGCTTTCTGTAATATGCTCTACTCATGGGCGTTTGTCCTTTCGTCAAGGTGTGTTGCCATCATGTCTGCAATGTGAAGCATAGCCGCAAGCCTGCTGCCTGCAAAAGCATTGTTCATGTCATAGCTGCCGCCCTTTACTGCGCTATCAAAAGCGCCTATGTGCCATCTGATAGCCAGCATTTCTTCTTCCGTAAGCTGCATATATCGCATAATCTGGATAATTGACTTTTCACCGTGTCCCAGTGGCAGGTTGTTTGTATATCCGTATACCTCAACTTCTTTCCAGCTGCCGTCTTTCTGTTTCTGGTTTTTCTTCTCTACCTTGTAGGCGTCCACCTTGCAAACATCATGCAGAAGCGCTGCAACTGCGATTGTGTCCACTGTGTATTCCGGGTACGTTCTGCCCTGTCTTTTGTCCTCTGCGTCTGCCAGCTGAACCAATCTGCGGTATACATAGTTTGTATGCTCTACCAGCCCCCCTGCGTAGGCTCCGTGATACTTTGTGCTTGCCGGGGCTGTGAAAAATCCTGCTTCTTCCAGCCATGCAAGCAGCTTATCTGCTCCCGGTCTGCTTATGTATGAAAAGTAATTCTTGAACTTCTCAACCTCTGCCATTCTCTGCGCTTCATTCATTGTCTTGTCCTCCTGTGGTTTCTTCCCGGCTGTCCACCAGATATATTTTGCCGTCCTGCTCATACAGCATGACTTTTCCTTTCAGTGCCGCCAGTGTCATTTCTGCTTTCATTCCATCTGATACGCCGTATTTGTCGCCAATCAGAATGTATTTGCAGTTTTCAAGTATCTTCATTCCCGCTGCCATGCCCCGTCTTCTTTCTTCCGGGTTCTGGTCGTCTGTAACTTCCGTCAAGTATAAATGCACCGTGACCGGGACAAAGCCATTGTTTATGGCTGCCCGTGTCAGCTTGCGTGCATATTCCTTGTTGCGCTTTGTGTCGCCCCGGTATGGGCTGCACACATACAACAAATCATTCACCCGCCGTCACCTCCTAATCTTCCAGCGTCAGTTCTTCACCTGCTGCCGCTGGCTCTTCTTCTCGCTTCCATTCGTCCAAATCCAGAAGTGTTCCGCATTTGCTGCAATAATTGAAATCACGGGACACATGGAAGTAATAGCCGTCTTCCCGGTCTTTCCGCAAATCCTTGTCATACGCTGAAAACAAATGCTTTCCGCATACCGGGCAATAGTAACTGTTCAAATATCCCAGCTGCCCCGGCAATGTTGGGTATTCGCTTTTCTGGTACTTTGGTTTCTTTGCTTTCCTTGCCGCCATGCCCTATCCCTCCGTTGCCGCCTTTATCAATCTTTGCTGTATTGCTTCAAAATCAATCCGCAAGTCCCGCATATTCCAGTATGTGCCGCAGCCCGTGCATTGTTCGTCCGTGTATGTGTACGGGCAGGCGGTGCAAATGTCCGTTTCTTCCTGCAATGTCTTTGCGACTGCTGCCAGTTGAAAAGCTATGCCCCAGAATTTCTTCAAGTCAATTTCTGAAATGTCCACCGGAACTGCTGCTGCCTTTTCAATCTCTGCGTCTGTGACTTTGTATTTCTCTTTCAACGTGGTATACATCACCTGCGCTGTCTGCTGTTCACCGCCTATGCCACGTTCTGCAAGGGCTTTTATTTTCACCAGCTTTTCAATGATTTTCTGTCTATCTTCCATCAGTCTTCTTCCTCCGGTTCTCCAATCAGTGCCGTTGGCGGTTTTCTCTTGTCCATAAGATTTGAATACCACGCAGCCTTTTTCAACATTCGCTTTTCTTCGTCTGTCCTCTCCGGCGCTTCTGCGTCGTCTTCTTTGTAGCAACGTGCCGTTTCGTCCGGGAATATGTCATTGCCCCACCTAAACGCCACCAAAAACGCTTCCAGTTCTCTTTTCAATTCCTCTTTGTAGAAATTGTAAAGCAGTGTTATTTCTGCTGCTTCAATCTCCGTGCAATCACAACCACGCTTCTTCCTGCGGCTGTATTTTCCAGTGTATATGTGGTAACTTGCGTCACCCGTCACCTTGTAGAAAATCCAGCGCAGCACCCTTTCTTCCAGTTCGTCTGCATATCCGAACCAGTGAAGCGTCACTGCGTCCAGCATTATTTCTTCGTCTTCCAGTTCGTATCTGGCTTTTAAGTCCTCATACATTCGCATTGCGGTTTCTTTTTCACCGCCCACGCCACGTTCTGCAATGGCTTTAATTTTCTTTAGCTTTGCAGCTATCTTGTCACGTTGTATCTGGTCCATGTCTTTTACCTCATATACTGCCACGACTGCGGCGCACGCTTCATTCCCAGTTCTTCCAGCGTCACTGTTCGTGGATATTCTTTCACGGCTGTTATTTCCCAGCCATACACCTTGTTTCTGCTTCCTGCTGCATAATTGTGAATATCATGTGCAGAAACCTTGCTTTTTCTCTCTGCTTCTTCAAAGTTCTTGATTTCCAGAACTTCCGGGCAAATAAATTCACCAACTATTCCCACGCCGCCTGTGACATACACCAGCACCCGGAACGGTGCTTTGCATTGTGGCTTTGTCTTCCGCAGTTCCAGAACCTTTTCACCCGCTGCCATTTTCTGCCACCATTTCTGGTGCAGTGATAATATGACCACTGGCATTTCTTCCAGTTCTGGTGGTTTCCATTGCTGCTTCATGTTCTTTTCCTCCTAAATCTTCAATACCTGTCCCGGATATATCAAATCTGGGTTCTTAATGCCGTTTTTGTGTGCCAGTGCATAGCAGGCGGCACCGTTTCCGTAAAACCTCTGTGCAATCTTCCAAAGGCTGTCACCTTTTTGCACTGTGTATTCTTTCCGGTCTGTCTGGTTTCTTCCTACAACCTCCGGCGGTTCCTCTGGTTTGTAGTAGAACGCTTCTGCTACCGACCCGCAATACTGGCACCGTTCGCCCAGTTTTACTTCTGCCCCGCAAAATTTACACTTCATGTGCTGTCCCTCACTGTTCAAATTCGCTTTTCAGTTCAATTCTGATATACAGAATGTGTTGCAGGTCTTCCACCCGGTATTGTGTGAATTGTTCAACTGGCACCTGCTCCGGCAGGCTGTCTGTTTTCTCCCAGTCCCACATTTGTTCCGTGGCTCTGTATGTTTCCATGCCCAGCCCCATTTTCTTAATGCGTCGCTGCGGGTTTAATGTTCCATGCACTGCGTTTGCAGCATATCCACGGTATACAACCTGTCTGGCTGCGTTATATATCACCACTCTGTCACTGGGCGTCAGCTTGTCCATAATGTCACCCAGTCTGATTTCATTTTCCATCACCATTCACCCCTCATTCTTCTTTCAATTCTTTCTTTCGCCTGCTGCACCTCTCTTGAATACTCTGTTTCTGTCAATCCCTTGTTCCATACGTGTTCATAAGCACCAGCAACACCGTAGTTGTAGGCTGTCAGCACTTCTGCTTCTGTGTCGAACCTCTCTTGCAGTTCTGCCAGATAATCTACACCGACAAGCACGTTGAAATATGGGTTTTCCACATTATCAACATTCAGCCTGCGCATACGTTCTTTGTGCCACTTTGGCAATACCTGCATATATCCGGTTGAACCCTCTTTGCAGCTGGCGTCCCATCTGTACCCGCTTTCTATCTCGATAATTGCCAGCGCCAGCGTATATTCAACGCCATACTGCTTGCAGATTATGTATGTGTACTGCTGCATACATTCCGGTAAATACCCGCCGTTGTCTGCGTAGTCCTCCGGTACTTCATAGCGTGTCCAGCCGTCCAGTGCTTCCCCGTCCCAGTCAAATGACATAAGGTTGAACGGGTACGCTTCCGCTTCTTCTGTGGTGCTTCCTGTCGGCTGTGTGGTCTGTACTGGTTCCGGTGTGTTCTTCGGCAGCGTGCTTGCTGTTGGCTTTACTGCTGCGCCTACCACAGCCACGCACACAACAAATACCAGCACGCCTGCTGCAATGTAATTTCCGTATGCCTTAATTGCTCTTTTTATCCTCTTACGCCTTAATATCCGGCGCAGCCTTGTTTTTCTTCCTGTTTCCACTTCGTTTTCCTCCTTGTCCTGCCTTTTTTGGCTCTTTTTTCCACATTTTCAAGTAAATATGCCACCCGGTCTGTTCATAAAAGACCGCTTCGCATGACACAATGTTGTAATTGCTATATATCTTTCTGAACTCTTCCAGCCCTGCGTCCGGTGACTTTGCCAGCTGTTCCACTTTTCTTTTGCTGTACTTAAAATCATTGCACTTTTCTTCCGGTGCGTTCAGATTTCGGCTGTACTTCCAGTGGTTCTGGTCACGCTGCTGCTTCTCCCCGCCGTCCTCTCTGGTTGTTTCTGGGCGGTCAAGGTTTCTGCTGCTGGAATAGCGTTTCTTTCCCTGCGGGTCCTTGACAATATACTTGCAAAGTCCCTCTATTCCGTTTTCATTCATTTGCAGTCTGTCTGCATTTACCCAGCCCAGCTGTTTTATACTGGCTCTGTATTCCGGGTCACTGGTCTTCTTCCAGTTGATACGGTCTTTTGTCCACATTAGTTCCACGTCGTCACGGTCAAGCCCACCATTCATAATGATGTGGTGATGTATACGCTTTAGGCACTGCCCGTCCTTGCTGTATTTGTATTCCGTGACAAGTATGTATTTCAAAGGGTCAAGCCCCAGTTTCTTTCTGCGGTATGCTATGCGCCGCAGGTAGTTTGTCACAATGTTTTCTGCTTCTTCTACTGTGCCCGGCAGGTTCTCTTCACTGTATGTGCAGGACGTGTGCAGGTCCCCTATGTGGAAGTTGCCATTTCCCAGCTGCACCAGATACCGTTTGGCGTTCTTGTCGTTAAGGTCCTTTTGCTTTGGTGCATTGACTTTCCTTTTCTTCCCCCTCTTCCCTCTGGCTGCCTGCTCTGCCGCTTCTGTTCGTGGTATTATGTCCACCTCTCTATAATTGGCACAGTCTGTCTTCTTCTCTCTGATAAACACCACTGCACTTCCTTTTCTGTCTGATACCTTTTTCAGCGTATAAGGGTATACCAGAAGTGGGGTGGTTCTATCCTCCATCAATCCTGTTTATTATCCATACAGCGTATATATAAATTTATATATTTCGTAGGAATGTTAATACCCCATACAAGCCCGTTTAGCAGGGATAAAACCCGCTATTTTCAAGGACTTTTCAGCCCTAAAATGTTTGACTTGTAACCGCCAATATGGTATAATAAACGTGTATTGAATTATTAACATATTGACTTTTGAAAAGCCTTTGATTTTGTGTTTCCGGCACAGCTTCAAAGGCTTTTTGCTTGCCTTTTTCTTTGTTTAAGTCAGAACGTCTGTTTGCTATGCGTGTGCTTCCGCACCCGCTTTCAGTAAATCAGTTACCAGTTGCCAGCTTTCCAAGAACAAAGCGGAACGGAACGACACACCGAAGCTGACGTGAGAACGAGGGGCGTTCAAGTCCAGCGCACCAGCACCACCATCGGAAGTGCTGTCGAAACTCGAACCCCGGACAGGCACGGCTTCTTCAAGTTCACTGTCTGCCCATATTCCGGCTGTTTCGTTCTTCCAATCGTGTGGTACAATTCCCAGCTTGTACGCAATTTCCGGCACGTCTTCCAACTCTTTCAGCTGCAATTCTGCAATGTGGCAGCCGTCCCAGTCCTTTTCTATCTTTTCTGCGGTTGACATAACCACGCCGCCGTCACTGCTGCCGTACAGCTTCAACGGCTTTCCGTTTACCTCTGCAACGGTCCAGTCCGGGGCTTCGTCCTTGTAGCCCTCAACTGCTGCGTCATTGTCCTTTATGTACTCCACAACGCCTTTGTGCAGGCGTAAGCCCGTTACAAATTCCCAGAAGTTGCCGCAGATACCGAACACGCTGCCTGCGGTTCCGTCATGTGACCATGTAAGCGGGTCGCACCCGGTCAGTGTTCTTCCGGCGCTGTCGTATACAACGCCATTTTCCTGCGGGTTGTCTGCATTGCTTCCGTGGTTCGTGTTGCCGCCTATCGTGTGCCCCATTTCTTCTGCTTCATGCAGCAGATAGACAAATTCCGTGTTTGTCATAAGGTGCCAGCCCTCACCCTTTCTGGCGCAGGCTGCCGCCGCTTCATCAAGTGTGATTGTGTGGCGTGGCTGCTGGTACGGCAGGGACACTGCAACGTCACCGCCTATGCTCTTCATTGTTGTATTGTGGTACTGTGAAATCAGAATTGCCGGAACAATCTTGTTTTTGATTTTGAACATTTCCGGCACGTCCTCCGGGTTGTACGTCCCCGGCTCCATGTAAAACATGGTCATGTAGTTTGGCAGTCCCAGTCTGTCTTTGACAATGACCGCTTTTTTCTTCACAAATTCTTTCATTTGCGCTTTTCCTCCTTGTATCTGGTATGTTTTTATTTTGAACAGCTTTGCTGCTATTCGCTCATTTCAAATCTTAGTTTCATTTGCGCCGGGTAAAGGTCAACTTCTGGTCTTCGTTTTCCCGTCCAGCGTTTCCCTCCTGCTTCTCCAACGCATTTCCACCCACTCGCTTTCAAAGAAGCGCCGTTTTCCGTGTCCAGAATGTAGGTAATTAGTTTTTTATATCCCATATTCTTTGCACAACGCCAGCAGGCAGAATATAGAAAACTACAAGCGTTTCTGGTTCCGTCCGTGCATAGTCTGTTTACCTCTAATGTCCAGCCGTCGTCCATGTATCGGCTTACTGGTCTTCCGACTATCGCAACGCCTACCACTTCCCCGTCAACTGCTGCTGCAACTGAAAATTTATGCCCCGTGACTGGTTTGTGGTGTCTGTGGTGTATTTCAACGAACTTGTTTGCTTCTTTTAGGCTTATGGGTACAAGTTCTAATTTTCCCATTGTGCCCCTTTCGTATTGACTATTGAAAAACCTTTGCTTTTCGCCCAGCGCCTATGCTGACCGCTGCTTTTTCTCTTCCGGCTCCGGCTGCTTCACAGTCACGGTGACTTTTACGCCCTCCCGCTGTGAAATAATCATTGCCAAAGTGTCAAAGAAGCGCTGGGCATTGAATGTTCCTTGCACTTCCATTCCTGCCACCTCCTATGCCGTCTGTGGCTGCGGTGCGGTTCTCTGGCGTTCCTGCTGAATACCCAACATATATCCCAGAATAAACATTTGATTGTCGCCATTTAACTTCTGGAACTCCTGTGCGGTCTTCTCAATCATTTCTTTTTTCTTATCTTCCATTGCAACTGCTGCCATGCTCGTTTCCTCCTTTTCTGTGTTGTGGTCCTCTGCTATACTTGAATTGTCAGCCAGTGCAGGGCTGGCAATTCATAGCAAAGGGGGTGTTGTTATGGGTTATGTGAAATCTGGAACCGTGCCGGGCAAGGGTGATTATATCTGTATCAAATGTAATACCGTAAACCGTGTATACTCTGATAGCCAGACGCTTTTTGTGTGCCCTCGCTGTGGCGGTTCTGATTTTCAAAAGTTGCGGTCTTCCGGGTCCAGCAAGTAAACCTTGCGCCAGAATGTATGACCGAACCAGCTGAACCAGATAGCAACATATTTTCTCATGTCTTGCAGGTGTTCCGGGTCTGGTGCGCTTCCAAACTCCGTATACTGCAAGCGTGGGAAAATTGCTAAAACGTAGCGGAAAAAGTGATTATATAGAAATCTCTTTGCCATCTGCTGCCACCTCCGTTCTTTTGCTCTTTTCAAGGCAATTTCCGTTTTCCTCTTGCCTTGATACAGTCATTTTATATCTTTACTTTGCCTTTGTCAAGGCATATTTTGAAATTATTTTGTTATTTTGCCTTGACTAATTCATTTTGTAGATTTATACTGAAATCACAAATTCACAGAAAGGGGGTATCTATTCAATGGAAATCCACGAACGCATAAAGGAATTAAGAAAGAAGCACTTGAAAATGTCCCAGACTGCTTTCGGTGAGCGTCTGGGCGTCAGCCGTTCTGTTATCAATAATATTGAATTGAACGTGCTTGCCAGACCGGACCAGAAATTGTCATTATATAAATTGATATGTAGTGAATTTAATATCAGTGAAGAATGGCTGCTGAATGGCACTGGTGATATGTACGCCAGCAATGAAGCTGAATACAGCGCACTTATTGACCGGGTAATGACCGGGCAGAATGAGTTTGCAAAGAACATTTTCAAGACGTTTGCGCTTTTTGATGAAGCAGACTGGGAAGCGCTGCGGCGTATGATTGATAAATACATAGACGTTGCAGACGCAGAAGACGTGCCGGAAGAAAAGCCGTTGTATGACGACGTACCGGACACACCGGAAGAATTAGAAAAGCAATTCCCGCCAGTTGATAACGGCGGCAATAGTGACGTTGGGTAGCCCCCTTTTAGGGGACGCCCAGCGGTCCCGCTTTATTTTTTAATAATTAGTTGTGTCGTTCCTGTGAAGTTAATATTGATATACATTGTGTTGTTGCTGCTGTAATAAATAGCAAATATATTATGGTTGCTATGATATATGTATTTCTTTTTCATTATCTCCCACGACCTTTCTTTTATCGGAAAAGCTGGGCGCTTTTCAATTATAAAGGTCTGGCAGGTTCACAACTACTGTTAAAAATTGGCAATAAAAACACCCGCAGTGCTGGGAACACTCCGGGTGCGGTGCAAAGATATATCATACCAGATACAACATACCGTCTGCACTTATTATATTATCACGGCATGACGGGAAATAAAAGGAAATTGACAAGAATTGTGGTGATATTATGAGAAACAAGGAAATTGCCCCGGCGCTTGTCCGGGTTGCTCTATATATAAGGGTTTCCGGTGAAGAACAAAAGATAAAAGGCTTGTCACTGGAAGCCCAGCAAGAACGGCTGGAAGCATACGCAAGGGAACGTGGCTGGGNCATTGTTGGGATTTATATTGACGCCGCAAAGACCGCCAGAAAGAACATTCACAAAAGAACTGAATTTCAACGCATGATGGACAGTGTGAAGCGTGATGAAGTAGACATTTTGCTTTTCGCCCGCCTTGACCGCTGGTTTCGTTCCGTTGCTGATTATTACAAAGTTATGGAAATATTGCAGGCGCACAACTGCGACTGGAAGACCACTGATGAAGAGTACGACACAACAACCGCAAACGGGCGTCTGTATATCAATGTGAAGCTGTCCATTGCGCAGAATGAAGCCGACATAGACGGTGAAAGAATAGACGTGGTGTTTGACAGTAAGATTGCACACGGCACCGTTGTTTCCGGTTCTGCTCCGTTCGGCTTCCGTGTGAATGAAGAAAAGCGGCTGGAAGTCGTACCGGAAGACGCAGCCATTGTGCAGGACGCTTTTAATTATTTTGAAAACACAGTTTCCCAGCGGGCTACTGTCCGTTATATCCGGGAAACATACGGCGTGAACTGGTGTGACGCCACATTCCGGCGTATGTTGAAAGAAAAGCTGTACACTGGCGTGTATGACCGGGGCGGCAGATATAATGACCAATTCTGCCCGGCAATCATAAGCAGACAGCAATTTGACCGGGTGCAAGCGCTTCTGACACGCAATGTGCGTTCTGCTCCATCTGGCAAGGTTTATATTTTCACTTCCATTCTGACTTGTGCTGAATGTGGGCACAAACTTGTTGGCTACAAATCCAGTGATTATTATTATTACCGCTGCAACCAGCATTTCCAGCGTGGGCGCTGCTCTCATAACCATTCAGCCCGTGAAGACGTCGTGGAACAATGGTTGTTTGAACACTTAGGGGAAGAACTGGAACGCTGCCAGCTTGAATGGGACGTGGAAGCAGCTAAAAAGAAAGCGTCCGTTGCCCGGACCGACAAAGCCGCACTGAAACGGAAGCTGACCAAATTAAAAGAACTGTATGTGAATGACCTTATCGACATTGAAGACTATAAAAAGGACTATCAAATATATGTTTCTGCACTGAACCAGATACCGGAACCAGCGCAGGAAGCACCGCCAGACTTTGCAGCTGTGCGCAGGCTTCTTGATAATAGCTTTAGAACCATTTATGATACTTTGACCCGTGAGGAAAAACGCACGCTTTGGCGTTCGGTCATTAAAGAAATAAGGATTGACAATGACCAGAATATCACGGGTGTTGTTTTTGGGTAGTGTTGTACTAATTGAACACTACCCGTCGGCTCATCAGCCAAAATAATATCTGGATTAGAAATCAAACTACGGGCTGCGGCTACACGCTGCTTTTGACCGCCGGACATTTGCGCCGGAAACTTTGAAAGAACATCAGTAATTCCAAGAAATCCGGCTATATCATTTAGGTGCTTTTCGGCTATGGAACTATCTATATTGTGAATGGATAAGGGCAACAGAATATTTTCTCTGCCTGTCAAATTATCAAGCAAAGCAAAGTCTTGAAACAGATAACCAATTCTATTTCCACGGTATTCCGCTAACTTAGCACCGTCAAAGGCACTTATATTCGCCCCGGAGAGCAAAATTTGTCCAGAGGTAGGTTTAATGACCGTAGCAATACAATTTAATAATGTTGTTTTCCCGGAACCGCTGGCTCCCATAATTCCCAAATATTCGCCACTTAGAACATCAAAGGTAATTCCGTTTAGTGCTTTTGTGGGAACGCCCTCTTTGGAATATGCTTTGTGCAGGTCGCGTACTTCTAAAAGTTTTTTTGTATAATCCATTCTTAACACCTCTTTTTTGTTCATACTTTTTTACAATTAAAATTTTACTACACAAAGCATAAATACACCACTTACATTTGATGTAAGGTTCCTTTGTTTGAATTTCACCGCTATTCTTTATGCTGCTTTTCATCTGTCACCAGACATTCTATCTTCTACAAAATATTCACTATATATCATAGTCGGTTGACCGAGTAATAACAACACACTATTTACCATCTATCATATTTATCCGCATTAAAAAAGGACGCAGGATTTCTCCCACGTCCTCACATCTATCTGGCTTTATCTTCTCTTACTTTCGGTGCTTCCTTATGTGCCGCTTCCTGCTTCCACCGGATCATATGGTTGGTTATGATAAGTTTCAAATAATCTTCCCCACTCAATCCCACGCATTTCACTTTCCACATCACTAAATACACCAGAAATCCAGTCTATCACACTTGTAAAATATGTTTTCAATTCCTGTATGTCTGTATCATGACGGTGCTGGCTCATATATGCTTCAACATCTTCATCTACCCCTTCACTATTTTAAATATCTTCGGTAACTATCCAGAACTAAATCTGTAACACCGCTTTTATAGATTTTACGGATATCAACAATCTGTTCATCTTTCAGAAGTTTCAACCAATCCAGTAAATCTTTTCTGCTGTTTGCGAAATTGCAACATCTTCCATCAGCATATTCAATCCTGTATCTCATACGCTCCTCCTATACATATACCAATTCACTCAATACAATTTCCTGCACACGATTCTCGACATTATTACACTGTCGCACCCACTCCATAGGATTACATGCTTTTAATTCCTCTGTAACTCCCTCCGCACTTCGTATTTGTGCCTCAATCAATTCATACCGTTCCTGTGCCTGTTCATTCAGATCTGCCAGATAGCTGTCCAATTTCCCAGTCAACAGAAGATAAGAATACATACCTGATTTATAGTTTTTCATATATTCTTTTCGAAGCATTCCCCAGTACCCAATCGGTCTGGTTTCTTCCGGTAATGATAGCACTGGCAGGTAATAATCTCCTACCAACACATAATCTAATCCATTCCTGTCATCATGTAGTATTTTTCTCTGATTGCTCATGTTCTTCTCCTCCATCAAATCTTTCTCTTCTCTCTCAGATATGCTTCAAATATACTTCTTCGAATCAACACCTTTTTCCCAATTTTATATACTGCCCCTGCTTCATGTGCCATACGGACAACGGGTTTGATTCCCAGTCTGTAGTATTCGCACGCCATGTTATAGGTCACGTAATCATGGCGCATAAATTCCAGATCTTCATCATCGATTTCATCTGAAAACATCCATACATTACCGCTCAT